TGCGCTCCGTCCGCCACAGAGGCGGCCGCCATGTTAACCGTACCCGCATTGGTGATAATCCCGTTAGAAACCAAGAAATCCCATGCGGCGCCAATCTGCGCGGCGTCCACCCCAGGCATAAGTTCCTGCATCAACTGCATGTAGATTTGCTGGGCGGAACCGGTAAGCTGGTAAGCGCCCTCATTCATTCCGGTTCCGATCGCTGTCGGAATCTGAACGCCGCCCTCTCTCGCTTCATTAACCTGAGTCTCCAATGCAGATCGCTGTTGCTCTAACAGACTTGCCCAACCATTCCGTTCGGTTTCAGACATTTGGTTCCAGTGTTCCGCAATATAGACCACCATGTTTTGGTAGTCAGCCTGCATCTTCGCCACATTTTCCTCTAAAGCTGCCTGGTTATCTCCGGACGCCTTGACGATGTTTGCAGAGGACTGTGCGATGGCCTGGTCCAACGCAGCCATGTCACCCGTGGTTGCATTGGCGATCTGGTTATAGGTTTCCAAGGTCTGATTGTAGCTGTCCCATGTCCCCTGGGCTGTGGTCAAATTCTGCTCACTTTGGGCAAGGGCTTCGTTTGCTGCATCTAGCTGGCTTCGCAAATCAGAATATTGTTTAGCGGTTAAACCCCCGGTATCCGCAAGCATACCCTGTAAAGTATTTACTTGCTCCTGCGCCGCATTGTAATCCCTGGTAGCCTGAGTCAGATCTTGATATGCTTGCAACTGCTTAGTAAGCGCTTCTTCGTATGCCGGTTGGATAGCATTTAAAGCGGCTTCCTGCTTCCGCGCAAAAATCAGATCATCGATAGCGTCGGACACTTTGTATACCGCTCCGGCCTCACTTTCAGAGGCAGACACCGCGCCGGGCACCTTATTGTTTATGTAATCTGCAAGGTAAGCGGCTCGTTCTTCATATCCCTCGATAACACGCCCATTAGCATCCGTGATACTCTGGAGCTCACCAACATACTGCTCCACAATACCCATCTCACTTTGGATGGATGCCATAGATTCACCGACGGACTCTTGCAAATTATTGAAGGAATCTGCATGTTCGTTGATCTGGTCAGTAGTTTCCTGGATGCGATTTGCAAACCGCTCCGAATAACTGATGTATTCCCCTTCGCTCTGACTGAGCGTCACAATCGCCGCCGCAACCCCGGCCGCCGCCGCGCCGAGCAGAACAAACGGATTTGTAAGCGTCGAGAGAAGGCCCAGACTGGAAACCAGTTGTCCAATTTTGGACACAACCGAGGCAGCAGCAAGAACGCCGATTGCGGTAGCAACACCCGTAATGGCAGGGATAGCGATATCGCTGCTCTCTGCAATGTCCAGGAAGCCGTTTACCAAGTTAGCTGCAAATTCTTTGACCTTTGCCACCATAGGAGACAAAGCATCTCCCGCTCGAGCTAAAGCGTCATTTAGGTCGCTAGACGCCTTGTTGGTTTCTACGATTGCGGAGTTAGTGTTTCTCCATTCCTCCGCAGCGGAAACAAGACCTTGACGGGACAATTCCTTCAAAACCAGATTGGCGCGCTCTGTTTCACTGTTAGCGTTTTCCAACGAGGCATTGAATTCGTCCTCACTGGTACCGGCCCAATTGAGCACGTCGGCAAATGTCCCAGTGACCTTGGACGTCCGGATTGTCTCATTTACGGCCTCAGCTAATGAATCAATGGGTATAGAGTCGCCATAGGTCGCCCAAGCACCAATAGTCCCGTCTATCATTTTTGTCAAGTCCTCTTGTGAAAGACCTAACGCCTGTAGGTTAGACAGGGCCGTTGCGCTGGACTGCTCATCGCCAAGAACAGAGTAAAACTGCTGGTAGCTCTGCGCTGTCTGTTCGGCAGTGTAGCCAGCTTTCTGGCTAGACACTTCCAGAGATGCCATAATCCGGCGATACTCAGAGGTAGACTCTACAAGGTCTGCAATGCCGCTAACGACGGACTGAATCCCGTCGGAGAGCATATCCGCGGAGAATACATCCCCAAAAGCGCTGCTGGCTTCTTTGGCTTCATTCCCAGCATCATCCAGAGACCGGTCCAACTTGTCCGCTGCGTCAGCAGCGTCCTGCATAGCACTCCGGCTCTGTTTGAGTTCCGTGGAGAGCCGCTCAATCTGCGAAGCGAATTGTTTTGCCTCGGACGATCCGTCGCCAAACTCTAATACGGTATTGCTATAGGCTTGCTTCAACCCCTTGAGGTCGCTCTCCTGCTGAGAGATCTCTTGACTCAGCCGGTCAAAAGCACTTACGGCCTGGGTAGTCTCCGTAGAAACGCCGCCCATTTCAGCCTGGAGCCGGTTGATTTCTGCGGTTGTATTGTTGATCTGGGTACCCAAATCATTGACAACCTTGTTTTGACGGTTATAGGCATTGTTGGCCTTTGTTACCGCCATGACCATCTCATCCTGGCTGGAATACTGTGCATTTGCGGCATCTTCCGCTGCCTGAGCCAGCTCTTTTAATTTCGCAGACTGCCGGTCATACTGGCCATTCAATACAGACAGCTTTTGTTTCTGTGCCTCCAGAGACCGGCCCAAAATATCAGACTGCTTTGCAGCCCGACTTTCAGCGCTGTCCAGCCCAGACATAGAGGTGACGGCGGACTTCATTTCGCTGCTCAGATTCTTGATCTGGGAATTTATCGCTTTGAGTGCAGACGAAAATTCTTTTTCTCCATCAATGCCTACTCGAATAGATACATCCGTTGCCATGCAGTCACCTCCTATTTGAAACTTAACAGGCGCATAAACTCGTTTTCGTTGTCCTCAATCGTCAACTTTCGTTTTGCGCCCTCGTTCTTTATCTGCTGAATAGCGATGAAATCAAGCAATTCCCCGAAAGGAAGGGCAAGCGTCTCACGTCTAGAAAGACCGATTTTCATTCCATACCACAAAAGCCAGGCAGAGGTCAGCTTTCCTCCTGCCTGGCCTCTACGTTTTTTTCGGGCTCGACCTCCACGGTGGTCTTGCTCCCCTCTGAAACAACAGAGGAAAGATCAGCGAAAATTTGCTTGAAGTCATCAATCCCGATGCAGGAAAGTACTTCCTTTTCGGTAACACGGGGAGGAACCTCCATGCCGTTATATTCAGCGTAGTCGCTACCAGCGTTCATAACCTGAGTTAAGAACCACATAGCATCCGCAGTCTTCCCGCTTAATACCTGCTGGAGCCCCTTGTCTGCATCTCCGTACTTTTCCTCCAGGGCCACAACGACCCCGGAGGAAAAGCAAGCAAGGTGGGTTTCCCCCCTGAAATTCACGTGAATTGTACGCATTGCGCCCCCTCCTTACCCGTCTACGCCAACTTGCGCCTCACCAATTTCGCCTTCGCCAACGACTCCGGTCTTTTCTGCTGCTACGCTTGCTGTCACCGTCGCCTTACCAGCCTTAACCGCCTTATTGGCGGCATCAGCTTCCACCACGCCGATCTCCTGACCGGTGGTCGCCTGGATAGCGGACATCCCGTTCCAAGCAGTCCAGCCAGACACGTCCTCTCCGTATGCGGCCGGGAGAGTGACTTCCGCACTCACCTGATAGACATAGTGGTTACCATAAGTAATAGGAGGCTCTACAGTAATTTTGGTTTCCCCAGACTCAGACCCTGCGGCGCTGGAAACCGTCAGTGTGCCCAGGGTCGGATTAGGGTTTGTGATGTTCAGCGCATCCTTAATGGCTGCCTCCGCGTCGGCCTCGGTGTCCATGGGGGTGGACTGCATCTGCCAGCCGTGTTTGACGCTGTCGTCGCGCATAACGGCTGCAGTCAGCTCCTTGGCCTGCCACTCGATGGTCTCGCCCTGAGTGACGGCAGAGATGCCGGGATTGGCGAACTGGATCTTATTGAATACCACCGCAATCCACTTGGTCTGGCCGCTTTGTTTTGCCTTGATGATGCCGCCAAAGCCGACGTAAGGGATTGCCTGGTCATCGTCGTAGACAATCCACTGGGGGCTGGCGGTGGTCACGCCATCCACGTCCATGGCCTCCTGCTTGAGACCGAGGATCGCCAGCATAGGAGCGGGAAGCAGATCATCCGTGGACAGGGTGATAGTGCCGCCGGAAAACTGGTTGTCCGTTTCTGCCACGGCGTTGTCGGCGTAGAAGTTATTGCTGTCCCCCTCTTCCAGATCGAGGGTCAGCTCGGTGGCCTTGCCGATCAGGCCGCCGTTGGAGTAGGTAACGGTGTTGCCATCGTTGCTGTAGATGGCGTAATAGGGTTTGGATAAGCCGATGGTTGCCATATGCGATCATCCTTTCGAAAGTTTTTTGAATTCTTCTTCCGCTACCTGGACCATCCGTTCTCTGGCTTGTCCTCTAGTAGCTCGAAGCGCGTTCGCAAAAAATGGGATTTTCTTTGAGAACGAAGTCCCGGACTGCGTCGCTCTGGCGATCATGATATTTGCCTTGCCGTTTGCGTTGTAATCCGGTTGCTGGAAGCCGATCAAGGTATTGATGAAACCGTTATCATCCTGCATATCTGCAATACCGAACGAATCCTGTAGCCCAGCTTTCTCCACGGATGTAATCCCGTTTTTGGGATTGCTTTCAGTTCCCCAGCTTTCATCTACGGGAATAGCGCTGATGTTCGCAGATACCTGATTTGCAATGATGGCACTCCCCTCATACACGGCCTTTTTGACTACGTCATCTGCGTTCTCACCTAGAGATCGAATGATTTGGAGGTACTCATTGATTGCATTAGTCGTTACCTTAGCCTTCGGCATCGTCTGTCACCTCCCAATACCATTCGTAATGGGTGAATCCCGTTTCCTCTTCGTACTGCGTGGAGTTCAGGACCCAGGCGATCCCGGCGGCGTCAAACGCTTCCTCTATCTGTTCTTTCCACGGGTCAAACTCCTGTTTGGTATACAGGTCTGTGTACCCGGTAACAGCCTTTTCCGCGTGAAGGTTGCCCGCCTCAAGGTCGTTGGCTCCGGTTTCTCCCCAGACGAAATACCGGTCCGAATGCAGCTTTTCGTTGTGGCTGACAGAATCCGTCACCGACGTGTGTGCAGAAATGATTGTTTCGTACCACCTCATCATGGCACCTCGAATTCTTGTTCTATTTTGGCGAGGGTGATGTCAACGGATTCCGGCCATACATCCATCACGGACTGCACTAGATCAACGCGGTACTGACGTCCATCCTCTGTGATCGCGACATTTTGGTTGTTCACATTTCCGACGCGCTGCGTCCTGATTACCCGCTCAATGTCCACCTGGTTTTGCCGGCCGCTATAGTAGCGTTGGATTCCCAAACGCTGCTCTTCGTAGCGAAGGGAAACCTTTTTCGTCAGCTTAGGTTCTGGCTGATATCCAGGACGCGCAGCATCCTCCACAGAATAGATGGTTACAACCCCGTCGTTGTAACTCTGGGTGACCTGGTTACTGGGACGATACGGTGCCTTCCACGGCTGGGACATACTCGCTCACCGCCTTTTGGTTCTGCATCCCGATGACAAGGGGCTGATAGTTGTTTTCAAACACATCGAGCGCTCCGTCTCTTGCGTACCGCACATATTCCATCAAGAGAGTGCGCGGAAGCCCATCCTCCATGTAGTCTGCCTCCCCGCCATATTTCAGATCCAGGTACACAGACCCCGCGGCGATGAGGCCGGACATTTTCGCGTCCGTTGCCTCATCGTCCCAGGTGATGTTCAGGTAGTTCTTTACATCGGCCAGCAACGATTCAGGAATGTTTTCTCGCTGCATACTGTCACCCCTTAAGAGATTGCCAGAATCCCAGCTGCACGAAGGGAAGCCAGCAGGCCGTTAAACTCTTCCATAGTAGGAGCTGCGCCTGCGTCTGCAACGGCAGCGGCCATCTTCACGCCGCCCAGCGCGCTAGTGGTGGCAGCAGGAAGCGTATAAGAGGTGCCGGCAGGGCCCTGGGCCCCAGTATCGCCCTTGTCACCCTTAGCACCCTTCAAATTTTTGAAGGCGAACGCGAATACCTTCGCAGTGTCAGGGCCGGATGCAGACACGGTCACAGACGGAGTTCCAGTATTAGCGTCTACGGTAGCGGTAGGCGTTCCAAATCCAGCGGAAACCCCGGCAGGGCCAGTTGCACCAGCAGCCCCGGCGGGTCCCTGGGGGCCGACCTGCTCATTCTGAACACCCTGTTCGAGCTTATTCATCTTCTCGGCGGTGATAAGATCACCATCGGTCCAAGTTGTGGGTGTATATGCCATCTGAAATCATCCTCTCTGGTTCAAGTCGTTCCAATCCGTGCTCTTCCAATCTCCCCCGAGCCAACGAGCCCGGTATCAGCCGGGGGTGTTAACCCCCCGACTTGGTCACCGTAACAGTGTAAGATTTGTTCGCGGTACCATTCGCTGCGGTCACCTTCACGATCAGGGTGTTTGCGCCTTCCTTCCAGGTAACTGCTCGGCCATTCACGACGGGAGCGGCTGCATCGTCGCTGGGCCCCTGGTTCGTGATTTCGATGGTCGCATTTGCGTCTGCCGGGATTGCCATGACCGTGTTGGTAGCGTTGGTGGTAGACGCGGTATAGGTAGTAGTACCGGCCGCAAATGCGGGAGACAGGGTCAGACCGCCAATGCGGAGGTCTGCCAGAGTTGCAACATCGGATGCATCAGGAGCGTCTACCTGCCGCACCTTCCACACAGCGGGCTGAATGGCGGAAATGTCTAGGACGAAGAAAGCGTTGTTGTCCATGGGGAAGCCGTTCGCGTAACCCTTGATCAGGTATACACGTTCATCCTCCAAGAACCGGTAGTGATCGGAGTACTCAATCCGACCGTCCCGGGCGGAGCCGATAGCGGCAAAGTACTTGTACCCCAGGCCCATGATCGCCTGGCCCTGCTCCACGGCGGGAGACTGGATTACAGTCATGGGATAAGGCATCACGTCGTTGGCGTAAGTACCGTTGGGGGTCATCATAGTGGTAGCGGGCATGATCTTCTGGAAATAGTCCACAGGATTGACCACCAGGATCACGTCACGCACATTTCTGGCCTTGCCATTAGGATCCACTGCCATCAGGGAGAGCAGATTACCCACAGTAGCAGGGGACAAGTCGGACACGGCCACAGGAGCCTTGACAGGGTACACGCCGCCGGTCACAGTCACGTTGTCGCCGACCTGGCGATTCATGCCGATGGGCATCTCGTTGCCGTCGCCAGCCACAATACCGGCCTCCAGACCGTTGGCATATGCCTCGTACAAAACCTGCCGCACAAAGCTATCCAGCCATTCAGGGCCCAGATCCAGCATGGCCTTGCAGACCGGCATAAAGGCGGACAGCTTGAGCAGGCCGGTGTCCACTTCCTTAAATCCGGATGTCAGTTCCCGGACGATCTCATCACACAGCTGGCCCCAGGCAGCTTCCTGGTAGCCGTTGGTGTTCATCATCATCCGGATCGCGCCCCGGGTGTTGGTGAACTGGATATGGGACAGCAGAGGATGGGAAGTCTGGAGTTCATCGAACACTGCGTCGATGACGGTCTCAGGCATCACCACATCCAGGTTATTCAGAGCCTGGCGGGGATCCTTTTCCTTCATAGCGCCGATGAGCTTCTGATAGAAAACCTTCTCCTTACTGGTGAGCTGGCGCACACCCCGGGCGGTCAGGACGGAGGTGTCAAGCCCCTGCTTCATCTCCTCCACCTGCTCGGCGGCTCTCTGCTGCACATCGTCACCGATGTTCTGAATCATCTCGTCAAAGGCGACCGAGAACGCATCGGTGTTGCCATCCTTGATGGCCTGCTGAATTTGGGCCCGGATCTCATCCCGGGTCAGAGCGTCATTATTTCTCATTCGGGTCAGTTCTCCTTTCTGTTGTCGAAAAGTTTCATGATAGGGTTGATAGGAACGGGCGTTTCTTCCACGGGTTCCTCCAGGGGCTCCCCTCTAGGTTTCTCCTGCTTGGGCGCCTCAGAAAACACTCGCTGGATAATGCCTCGCTTAGCTGTCTGGACTACAGGAGCCGACGGATCCGCTGTGATGGCCGTGGCGAGGCCGTACTCCAGCGCCTGTGTAGGCGTCAACCACGTCTCCGCCTCCATCAGTTGACGAACAGTATCAGCATCCATACCAGCCCGCTCGACGAATGCATTGATTCCAACGTCGGTCATGAAATCCGCCTCATCCGCCGCAGCACGCAGGTCTTTGGCGTATCCCTCGGCACTCATCATCACCTGGTGGAGGTAGTAGGCGGACAGGTTGGATGCGATTCTCTCATCGCCAGCCAGGAATGGATAGAGGGCCGCGCTGGCAACGAATCCGTCTCCATATGTCACAACCTTAGCCTGGTGCTGCCGAAGAGCGTTGTAAATCGCCCAACCTTCCGATACGGATCCGCCATAGCTGTCGATGTGAACGCGGATTTCGTCAACCTCGAGCGATTCAATTTCGTTCCGGATCCCATTTGCGGATACATCTCCATCAAAAAACTCGAATGGTACGATGTCGCCGAAAATATAGATATCCGCCGCTCTATCGGCTTGCTGGATTGCATAGTAATTTCTCACGTTGTATCACTCCCCTCTCGTGCTCAGGTTTCGGGTGGCTTGTCTCATGGTGGAGATGTTCAGGTTCATAAAGTGTTCATCGCCCCACGGCTCTGTAATCGGGGGCTGGTTTGCCGCCCGCAGCACGTCATTGATGGTGAATGCGCCGGACCCGACCAACTTTTCCACGTTTGCCGCGTTGGCGAAAATATCGAAGTGAATGATGCTAGAGGTGTCAATCCGAAGGAAGTTCCCTCGGCTCCAACCTTCATACCCGTACCGCTTCCGATTGATTTCCTCTTGGAGTTGGTCCGTAAGAGGATCGATGCAGTTTGTGAGGAAGCGTGTGTTGGCATTCGCCGTTCCCTCGACAGAGCCGTTGACCAACACGGACGGGATCAGGAATCCCCTTGCGGTAAAGTCGAAGATGTCCTCGATCATGGCTCTGATGTCCCTTGTGTCCCTGCTGGCACCGGAAGCCCCGCTGACGTTTTCGTAGGTGTATCCGTCGAACTCTGGCAGGATAGCTCCGTCGCTTTCCAAAAACGGCTTAACCTGGGCGGCAATCATCTCTTGAAATTTCTCTGCCCACCCTTTGTCGCCCTGGGCGATTTGATTTACATGAACCTTCCAGTGCTGGCCGTTCCCCCAGGTGTACGCCTTCATCGCCGCGGACACCATTCTCCAATAGGACTGGTACAGTCCATCCAGGATCGGCTTCATGTTTGTTTGGTTCAGCTTCAAGTGAATGACGCCGTTTTCGTAAAACGGATACTGGAATTGGTACTCATCTACCGTTACGCCGCTATACTCGTTTTGCCGGGAGGGCCAAAGCGTCGGCGGCTCCCAGGTGTCTGCCACAACAAGCGAATCAAGGTCGCCTCGCTTCATCGTGTCTACCACCAGGGCCTCGTTATTCTGGTACAACCGGGCGACCAACTTGTGCAGGAACGCACTGGAGTTTTGGTTCGTGTTCGGGGATACGTTCCACAGGTAGTACTCTCTCCCCTTTACCTCTTCGTTGGCTTGGAAGGTGCGGAATTCGCACCGCCCCAACGCATTGGCAACCATGTTCACGCAGACCCAGAAGGACAACTCGCGCACCTGGTACTCCTGTGCAGCGTCGAACAGCTCGCGACAGGTTACCTCAACGGGGTCAGACTGGCTTCGCTCCCGAAGCCATCGAAAGAAATTGATTCCCACCGGTTCGCCTCCTTTCGGTTTTACTTAAAAGAAAAGAGCCAACCACCGATCTCTCGGCAGTTGGCTCAATGGCTCTCGAACTTGGAAACTGATTTTATTTTTCCCAGCGGATTTCCCCGCTCCAATTGCAACGGGTCCCATCCTTTCGTTTCTGCTTGCAAGTGACATACACCCCGCGGGCCCCCGGCGTTACCGGGTGGATCTTTTTCCCGCACCTAGGGCAGCAAAACCAGGTTTGTCCATTGAATTCTTTCAGCACACGCAAACCTCACAATCGAATGGCTCCAACAGGCGGCATTTCCACCGGCATCCCGTCCCCCAGAGCTGGCTCAACAACCATGCTGGCCACTAACGCCATAAATGGGTCCGTTTTCCGGCTTCTAGCTTCAATCTTGGCGTAAATGAAATTTCCTGTGTCCACACCAAGCTTACGGCTGCTTGCCACCCGCTTGGTGTTGTTCACCGCCCACCGAAGACATGGATTGTCCCCCCAGTGGAACAGGCCACGGTCAAAGCACTCTTGAATGACTGGTTCCACTTGCATGATGTCCGACGGACGAATCATCTTGACCCGGGTCTTGTCCGCTGCGTCAAAGCCGATCTTCCGCAGGCTCTCCGAAACTAACGTCCACCTGTAGTGGTCCATAGCAAGCATTTTCAAGTTGTACTTCTCCGCCGCCTTGGCAATGTATTGGGCCAGCAAGTCCGGATGGATGGACACATCGTCCACCACTGTTACCAGCCCGCGTTCAGCCCACTCTTTCCACGGAGCTTTCACACGGCTCAGCATTCTTGATTGTAAGCACATCCAGGCGTGGTTGATGTCGTAGCGTTCCGCTCCCCTGCGAAAGTGCAGATTCACTGCCGCCCAGTCGGACAGCTCGGCATAGTCTATCCCGACGGTGCAGGACCATCCCTGAAGATCTGGTACCGTTTGGTTTGTGGCCTTGACCTTCTCATAATCGGTCACCGCGATCTCCTTGAAGCCAGCACGGATTCCCATGCGTTTGGTAATGAAATCCCCATTCTGTTCCGGGTGATCTTTCCAATCCCGGTACTCGTCAGCGATCTCTTGCTGGAGGTGCGGCATGTAGTACAAAGACGGATTCGCCATGAACCAGTTTTCTGGATCGTGAACTTGGTCCTTAGACTCCAGGCAGCAGATGAAGGGAAGAAACCCATTGTCCTCCTCTCCTTCAAACAGGATCCTTCGTCCTCTGGCCAGATAATCGTCCAGCGGTCCATCCGAAACTTCCCCGTTGGAGGTGAAGATTCCGACGCGCGGCTGGGCCACCTTCCCTTGGCCGGTGATAAACACCTTGATATTGTCGTAGTTCTCGAAGGCGTGGACCTCATTGAACACTACCTTACCGGAGCGCATACCGTCCCGACCTTTCGGATTATTGGTCCGCCCCTTCATAACCCCTTTGTTCTTTCGACCTTGGATCAGTTCCTTGGTATGGTAGTAGTGCTTTCGCAGCTTGCTTTCCCACTTCGGCGTCTCCAAAGCCTCTGCCAGATCCTTGACTGGCGTGACGGCCTGTTCCTCGTTGTTGGCGCAGATGTCAACATTGTAGTGGGCCACCGGATTGTACGGAGAGATGGAACACGCGGAGTCGAACGCAATGAATCCATCCTTCCCAGCACCACGGCCTACCATGCAGAGAACTGTTTTCCATCGCGGCGTCCCGTCCGCTTTGTAGGTGCAATCCCAAAGCGTAAGCAAGAATTCCTCCCAAGGGAAGAGCCGATCATAGGGGAAATACTTTACCAACCCGAGGTAACGCCCAAGCTGCTCAAGATCCACATGGATGTCCTCTTGGGAAAACACGCGCCGAACATAAGCCGCCAACGCATGTTGTTCCCTGCAAGCCCGCGGTATATCCTGTTCCACGCTCTCTAAATATCCAAGGACCTCTTTAGGGATCTCACAGGGCATCGTCATCACCACCGGATGGTTTTGCGTTAAGCGCCTGATCCTGGAACCCAAGGGCACGCCAGATGTTTAACATCTGAGAAGAGATTCTGGCGATCTTCTCCACGCTCTTGTTGTCTGTGGTTCCCTTCTGGTTGGCGCCGTTTTGGTACTCCACATACACCCCGCGCTCCGCGATATCTTCGGCCAACATTTTCTCCAGGCACCACAGACTCATGTACTCGTTGACCTTATCCACATAAGGCCGACTCACCAG